GCCAATCGCCAAGCCCAGCATCAGCATCTGACCCATCTCTCGGGTCACACGCGATGGGGAGAAGATCTCCCACGGGTGCTTCAGCTTGTCGATGATGTTGTCGGCGATCTCCTTGGCCTTGTCGTAGACCTTCTGTGCAAGATCCCCGAAACCACCGAGCATGCCATCGATGATCGCTTCCACGACCCTCCAACCCGCATCACGGATCTGAGGCATGTAGAACTCGATTGCATCGGCCAACCCGTTCAGGAAGTCCACCAAGACCTGAGCGGCACCACGAGCGAGCTCGATGGCATTCTGCCCAAGACCCTCGATGAACGACAAGACGGTGTCCACACCAGCGTCGATGACCTCGTTCACCTTCGTGCCGAAGCCCTCGATGAGGTTGATGATGAGATCGCCACCGGCATCGATGATGTCCTGAGCCACCTGGTCGAGACCCTTGATGAACTCGGTGACAATATCCCCAGCGGCTGTGATGACCTCACCGATGTTGTCCGCAATCCCCTGAAGGAAGTCGAGCAACAGCTTGAAGCCGGCCTCGATCAGGAGAATATAACCTTGGGACATGGCCTCGATGAAGGCCGTCAGGACGTTGACGGCTGCCTCGGTCACCTTGCTGATGTTGTCGGCGATGCCGTTCAGGAAGTTCGTGAGGATCCCGATGGCCGCCTCGACGATCTGACCGATATGATCCTCGATCCCCTTCAGGAGAGCGACGAGCATGTCCCAGCCAAGTTGCACCAAGTCCGGGAACAGCGCACGGATGACGTCGATCGCCGTGAGGATCAACGCCTTGAATGCCTCTCCGATCTTGGGGGCGAGCTCGATGATCGTCTCGAGAATATGACCGATCAACACGGTCAGTGCATCGATCAGGACCGGAGCGGCCTCGAGGAAGGTCAACGCCATGTCCACGAATGCCATTGCGAAGGCCTTGGCGATCGCCGGCAACCTCGTGAGGAGTGCGTCGATGAGCTCGAGTAGGACTCCGATACCCGCTGACCCCGCCTCGGCAAGGACTTGGAAGGCTCTTGCGGTCAAATATGCACCAGAACCGAACAGGGCGAGGCCGGCTCCGATGATCAGCAACGCGGCGCCGAGAAGCAGCAGTGGTCCGATGATGGGCGAGATGAGAAGCGCTGCGCCCGCAAGGACGACGATCACGCCGGCGATGCCGAGGAGGCCCTTGACGATGTCGCTCGTCTTCATCTTGGCGATCGTCTTGAGGACGCCGACCAGGACTGTGAGGGCCCCAGCGACGATGACCATGGCGATCGCACCGACGATGGCTCCGGACATGGCGTTTGTGGCGAGGGCGATGAGGATCAGCGCACCAGCCAGGGTCGCAAGCCCCTTACCGATCTCGGTCCAACTCATGCTGGCCATGAGGAGCAATGCACCAGCGAGAATGTTCATGGCGAAGGCCACGAGGACTAGACCAGCTGCAGTGACGGGCAGGCTTGCCGGCATCAGTTGCATCGCACCAGCGATCAGAAGGAGAGCTCCGGCCAACGCGACCGCACCCTTCCCCATCTCCTCCCATGACATGGTTGCGAAGATCTTCAGAGCGCCGGCGAGGATTGTCAGGCCGATTCCAACAGCGATGAGACCTGCTCCTGTGAGCACCATGTTCTTCGGCATGAGACGCATGGCCCCAGCGATGATGATGAGTGCACCTGCCACTCCGACAAGCCCCTGACCCATCTCGGCCCAGGACATTGTGGCAAATATCTTCATCGCACCGGCAAGGATGTTGAGAGCAATGGCGATGGCCATGATGCCAAGCCCCGCTCTGATCATCCCTCCCGTGTTGCCCGACATGAGCTTCACAGCTCCCGCAAGGACGATCAGGAGACCTGCGACAGTGACGAGACCCTTCGCGATCTCTTCCCAACTCAGCTGCCCCATGATCGCCATTGCAGCTGAAAGGATGAGAATCGCCGTAGCGAGGAGGATCAATCCACCCGCCATCACTGCGAAGTTAGCTCCTGTACCACCGAGCTTGCCCAAGGCCACCATGGTCGCGACCAGCTGACCGAAGCCCACCGCCATTGCCGTGAGGGCCTTGGTCAAAGCAGCCGAATCGATCAGAGACAAGACGACCACGGAAGCCGTCAGGATCCCGATCGCGATGGCGATCTTCATCAGGGCATCGGCCTTGATCTTGGTCTGCATCGCCTCCATCGTGCCGGTCAAGGTCTCGAACGTCTTCTTGATCGAGTCCATCAGACCGCCACCGAAGTCGATCTTCAGACCGTTGTCGAAGAACTTCTTCAGGAGAAGCGCGATACCGCCGAGAAGGCTCAGGTTGAGAGCGTCCATGACGGCGTCGAAATCCCCTGGCCCGATGACCGCGGCGAGCTTGTTGCCGAGCTCCTTGAACCAGTCGGCGATGGCTTGGAACACCTCTTCGAGAACGCCCGAGATGGCCTTGAACTTGTCGATCGTCCACCCGATGGCGTCTCTGACCTTCTGAAATATGGTGACGAGCATGCCGAAGCGCTCGCCAAGACGATCCGCCAAGCTCTCGATGCCGGCAGCCGCGGGTTCTCCTGCAGCGCCGAAGAGACCGGCGATTGCGTCTCCGAACGACTTGAGCATGTCGATGATGCCCTGGAGACTGCCGAAATCGTGGTTCTCGAAGAAGTCCACGAACTTGTCCCGCAACTCCTGCAAGAACGGCAACGGATCCTTGATGACGTCACGAAGTCTTTGGAAGAAATCGTGAATTCCGCCACCAGCGACGAGAGCAGCGTTCAGGCGGTACAGGAAATCCCCTACCCCTGCCGCGAAATCTGCGATGCCTCCACCAGAACCGATGAGCTCACCAACAAGGTCGGCAACCAGTTTGATGAACTCCTTGACCACCGTGAAGCCGATCTCGAAGGCTGCGAACACACCTCGGAAAATCGACTTGATCTTGAGGGCCGTCTCGCCAGAAATATCGATCTTCTTGGCGAACTCTGTGAACGCTTCCGTCAACTCGAGCAGACGTTGGGCCGTCATTGGCGGGAATATGTTTCGGAACGCCTGCTTGATCGGCTCGAGGATCGACATGAGCCCCTTGAATGCGGACTGAATCCCGTGGATCAGGATCAACCGCCCACCCATGTCCTTCCAAGATTGGAGCAGACTGTTCCTGGCATCGGCGTTGTCACCGACGAACTTACCGATTACGTTGTTGATGCCCGTGAAGAGCTGTTTGGCTTCGTCGAAGGTTCCGAAGACGATCCGGAAGGATTGCGACCATCCAGACGCAACGGATTCCTTCACCGTACCCAGAAGCTGGGTGAGCGTCTTGACTTCGGTTGCCGCAGCTTGTCCCAGCTTTCCGAGTCGCTGCATCTCCACTGCCTGCTGCTCCGTGTAACCGAGAGCAGTAAGCTGAGCGATGGTCAGGTCACCAGTGAAGCTCTGAAGGGTGTTGGTGAGAACTTCAGCAGTGACCCACCCTGACTCGAGAGACGCTCTGAACGAATTGCCGCCGTCTTTCCATTCCTCGAAGGTCTGCTTCATCGGAACATTGCTGATCGTCCCGAGAGCCTTTCCGGTCTCGAACAGAGCCTTCTGGAATACCTCGCCACCCATACCGGCATTGACCACCGAGTTCCAGTCCATGAGCTTCACGGATCCGGTTGCGATGGCCTGAGACAGCTGATACATGGCGGTTGAAGCCTGCTCAGCGCTCGAACCAGAGATGGCGGCAAGGTTGGCGATGCCCTTGATCGAATTGACCGAAGTATCCAGATCCACGCCGGCGGCCGTGAAGGTACCGATGTTGCGTGCCATCTGGGCGAAGTTGTAGATCGTCTTGTCCGAATACTCGTTCAACTGATCGAGCGCGGCGTTGACTTGCTCCAGAGTCGTACCCTTGCTGTCGGTGTTGGCAAGGATTGTCTGGATGGAGTTCATGTTGGTTTCCCACTCACGGAAACCGTCGAGAATGGGCTGAACACTGAACTCCTTCACCAACTGAGCACCGGCTTTGACGGCCGCAGTGGTGATGTTCGCGATTACCGTGATGGCAACGGCCGAGAGAGCCAGGAATTTCCTGCTGACATCCTCGAGAGCCGTACCCATGTTGCCCATGTTGAACTTGCCTGCAGCCTCAGAGACATCCTCTAGGCCTTTCTTGGCCCCGGTGAGTTGCAAACTCTTCTCGAGCCGACCCAGGCTTTCGATCGTCGCGGCGATCTTGTGCTCAAATGCTGTATTATCGAATTCCATCGACACGACTCTGTTGTCAACACTAGGCATTTTTCACCTTCTCCCACACGTCGTCGGCGATCTTGTCAAATATGGGGCGAATGGCAGGATTGATGAAGTCACGTCCTTGAACGTACCCGCCGGTTCCAGTTCCATGGCCATACTGAATGAGAATTACGACTTGAATGCCGTTTTCGATGTTCGTGTTGTACCATTCGAGAATATAACGCCCTCTGGACGTCCGTACTCTGTATCCCCATGATCTTGCTGCAAGCCCACTATCCACTGGAGTGGCATTGGACAAGGCATCCATACCCATTACGCCATAACGCTCCAAGCTAGAAAATATGTCACCGCTCTTCAGTGTTTCGAGAGCTTTGAGTGTCTTTCTGAACGATCCTCTGGTCTTGGCGCCAATCATGTTGGCCTCCCATTAGAATCTGATGATGAAGTTCATCGTGATGTACGGCGGAAGGTTCTTGTCGGTTCCCGAAACTCCTTGCGAACCGGTCTTCACCGCGGCGCTGGGCCCAGTGATGCCGGTATAGTTCGGAATATCGGTGTTGTGCGTGTGTGTCTGCTTCGGATCCTGGACACCGAAGTTCGTTGACGCAGCCACGTAGGTGGTCTCATCCAGGAATACGAATGCTCCTGTGCCGGCATTGATGTCGAGAGCATGCGGACCACCAGTGGTATCCACCATGACAAACTTGTCTGTCAGGACGTTGTCTGCCATGTGCACGTGACCATTGTCAGTGTGGTAGTGCTGGTGAACGTTGTTCTCTGGTCCAGATGTGACCGACGGGTGATCGTGGTTGTTCGTGTGGCTGTGGACCGTCTGATCGTGATCGTGTGAGACCAAGATTGCGTCCTTGGAACCGCCCTTCTCGTTCAGGGAGTCCGACCACGTGTCCGTGCCCTTGCCCACCGGGAATCGACTGCGAATATCGGGAAGCTGGAACGTGGTGGATCCATCACCAGCGCCATAGGCAATCCCGATCGCTGCGAACAGATCTGCGTAGGTCGTACGACTGATGATTCCACCATCGCACAACAAATATCCGGCCGGAGCAGCAGCACCAGCCCACATCGTGATGGATCCAGGAGGAATCCCCGGTCCTGGAGGACCCGAAGGTCCAATCGGACCCACCACGCTGCCTGCATCGATGGTCGATTCATCTCGCTTCTCGAGAATGAGGTGACCGGCGCCATCGATATGACCGTCGACAACGGTGGCGTTGTAGATCTCGTCCGACTTCTCTTTGGTGTATGCGGTTACGGTTGCCACAGGTCCTCCTCGTTCGCCGGAGTGCTACTGATCTCGTACTCCATGCCTGGAACAGTATATGTGGCCTCAGCGTCGTTGATCTGGAAAGAAATCGCATCCAGCATGACGATCTGACCAGCCCTCTGAGAAGTTGCAGACCAGGTACCATCCCCGTGGTCCTCGATGATGAGTCGATCCCACTTGGAAATATAGTTGACGAAACTCTGCATTGGAGGAAGTGTTGCATCACGTTCCGCATTCCCGTACAGAATCCCCTCGATGTCCTGAAGTAGCCACTCATCGACCTTACGTGTGTCGATTACAAGATGGGCAGTTGGGCGGAAGCCCTCCACTGTCTCCGGGATCGCC